GGATCATTTGGAAACCGGCGTCCACGTACTGGTGGACGGCTTCCAGGTCGTTCTTCAACTTGCGGAAGGTGGTCGGGTGGGCCAGCGAGATGTAGTCGTCGGCGACATACGGCGGGATGTTCCGCTCCTTCATGATGTCGACGATCGCCTTGACGTGGTCCTTGCCCATCGCCGCGTTGTTGGCGGCGGCTGCGGTGCCGTTGGTCGACAGCGTGACCGAGTTGGTCGAGGTGCCGCCGGTCGGGACCACGCGCAGCGGGGTCAGGTTGAACTGCGCTTCGGCCATGATGTCGAACGCTTTTTTCGCGTCGTTTTTCAGGACCTTGGCGATGATTTCCTTGACCGGGTGCTCGCTCAGGTCATCCAGCTTGGAAGTGTACGGAACACTATTCCCGGCCTCGGTGATCGTCATCGTGCCTTGCGTGATGACGAAGTTCGTGGTCGGCATCGCGGTGCCCTCGGCCAGGGTGGTGCCCTGCGTGGCGACATCGCTGTACACGTTCCAGTGGAATGCCTCGCCGATGCCCTTGCCCTGCACGGCCGCGTCCTTGATGTCAGCGAACTGCCTGAATTTCGTGAGCGGCTGCACGGACATGCGCAGCACCTTCGAGAGGTTCGGCGACCACATGTAACCGCCGAGCGAATTGGTCAACCAGACTTGTCCTGCCATGATGATTCTCCTTGATTGTAAAAGATGGATCGCGCCTAGCCACCGGCACGCGCCGCCTTCATGGCGGCGATGATTGAGGATGCGTCCTCGGGCTGTGGCTCGGTGGGCGCGGTTTTGGTGTTGATCGACGAGACGTTGTCGATCTTCTGCTTTGCTTCCAGCTTCGTTGCTCGGGAGGACGTGGCCGGTACAGGATCTTCGCGGCGGCCCGGTTCCTGTTGCGCAGCGCTCCAGCCGAACTTCTGGGCCATCTGCTTGCTGACGGTGTCCAGCGCGGCGAAGAAGTCGGTGCCTTCTTCGGCCTGCATGCGTTGGATCTTCGTCAGAGCCAGGGCTTCGAGGTCGGGGTCTGCGTACATCTCGGGATAGTCGCGGCGATTCTGGTTCAGTACACTCTCTACGACGAGTTTCTGCTGCACTTGCTGCGCCACGGTGCTGGCGATTTCGTTGACATCGAGGATGGGCGCGGGGGCCGCTTGGGCCTGCTGCCGTCCTGCCAACATCTCGACCAGCTTCGCTTCGGCGTTTTCTTCATCGCCCGAGAACAGGGCCTTGATGAAGTCCTTGCCGGCGGCGAGCGGGTCGTCGCCGGCGGGATTCTGGGTGGGTGCCTGCTGCTGCTGCTGTTGTTCCAGCTGCTGTTGCAGGTACTGTTGGTGCTGCTGTTCACGCAGCAGGCGCTGTGCCTCGGCCTCCTGGGCCTCGCGCAGCAACCGGGTGGCTTCCGCCAGTCGCTTGTCGGCGGTGGCGTTCTTCTGGTACTGGCGCACCAGGTCGTCGACCGGGACCTCGGCTTCCTCGCCGTCGATCTTGACCTTGACCTTGGCCGGCAGCGTGGCGGCGGGTTCCGGCTCCGGGGCCGGGTCGGCCAGCTGGGTCTGGAGCTGGTCCTGCGGCTGCGGCTCGGGGCTTGGCTCGGGTTCGGGTTCTGCTTCCAGCTCCCAGCCGTTGGCCTTGGCCATCTCGGCCTGGTGGCGCGCTTCGAGGGCCTCCAGGGCCGCTTCGCGCGGGGTCTTCTGCGGTGCTTCTGCTGCGGGGGCTGCGGGGGTGGTGCTCACTGCATCGCTTTGCACGTCCGGTTGGATAGCGCTCATTGATTGACTCCTGGGTAAGGCCCGCAGGGTGCGGGCGAAAAAAAACCCGCCGGGTGGCGGGTCGAAGCTGCGGGAGCGTGCGCGTCTAGCGCAGCACCCTCACCTCGGCGTCCGATTCGATCCAGACGCGGGCGCCGCATGAGAGCGGCTTGTCTGGCGAGTACACGACGCGGGACGGCCCGAGGATTTCCACCTCGTGGGCGTAGGTATTCGATTTGTAGGTCTTCACCGTCAGCACCGGCTCCTGTTCCTCGACCGGCTTGCTGATATTCGAGCGGATACGGTGCTGATTAACGTGCACGATCGTTTTCATGCGAGGACGACCTTCCTCTGCTCTTGACCGCAGCGGGCGCAGTAGACCATGGTGGGCGTCACGCGAAAGCCCATGAAGCCACAGCGGCAGCGCAGGTGTTCCTCGTCGTCGCTGCGCCAGGTGACGTAGCGCAGGCGTCCTGCATCGGCGTGGCAGGACGGGCATTCATAGGAGGCGGTGCCGACCGGGGCGACCGCCTGCCAGATGTGGCCGCAATCCTCGCACTTGGCCTCGCCGCAGATAGTCGGTTCCCGCTTTTCCGGGAACGGGATGACGGTGGCCGTCATAGCTGGCCCATCACCAGGCTGCGCCACAGGTGCTTCTGCGAGGCGTAGCGGTCATGGCGCAGGCCTTCGCGGACCACGATCTTCTCGCGCAGCGCGCGCATGGCCACGGCGCCCCAGGCGCGGTTGTCCGGCGGCGGCGGCAGCGTCACGGCTTCCGGCCAGGCCCGCACGTCCTCGATCAGGAACACCTCGTGGGTGCGGGCGTAGCGCACCACCAGCTCGAACGCCTGTGCGCGCCAGGCATCGCCCGCGTTGTCGGCTGCGGCCTCGGCCGCCGCCAGCCGCTCGTCGAACAGCCACCCTTGCGCGGCTGTCATGCGGCGAACATCTCGATGAAGACGGGCGAACCCTCGCCGACCCAGCTGCCCGCCACGTTGAACTCGAAATACTCTCTGGCGTCCTCGTCTTCCATGCCGTGGTGCTCGACCAGGGCTTCGATCACGCGCGCCGTGTCGTAGGCCGCCACGCGCATGTTGATGCGCTCGGCCACGCCGATCACGCAACGGTCGAACACATCACGCGGCTCCAGCAGCATCGCGCCGTCACCGTCCAGCATTTCATCGAGCAGGGAACTGTCCAATTACTCTCCTTCGCGTTGTTCGAGTTCTGCGGCAGCCGCCTCACCGGCCACCACCGCGTCAGCCAGCCACTGGGCGAAGCTGTCGGCACGGCGCACGATCAGTTGCAGCTCGCGCATGCCGTTGACATCGGCCGCATCGCCATTGGCCATGGCCTCCAGTGCATCCTCGCGCTCGTTCTCGGCGCGCTGGAGCAGGTACTGCCCGACCGCGCTTTCGGTGAACGCCTGCACGTCCAGCCCGAACTGCACGGTACGCAGCTGGGCGCGGATCTCCGGGGGGAACCGGGACAAGTCAATCTCGTTGCTCATGCACCATAATCCTGTACGAGTTTGTCGAAGAAATCACGCCCTAATTGCGCGACCACGTCGCTTGGTACGACGAACGAGCCGCCGTCCATGCTGACCGGGTCGACATCGGCCACCGGACCCGGCTCACCCTCGACCGGCGTGTGGAATTGCTCGACCAGTTTCTCGAAGAAGTCGTGGCCCAGCGCCTGCACGACATTGGCCGGGATCAGGTACTCGCCATCGGACACCTGCGCCGGTTGCTGGCCGTCGATCAGGGCCGGCACCGAATCGGAGGTGCCGGTGCCCGGTCCTGCGATCAGGCCGCCGTCGGCGTAGCCTGGGGGCTGGTTCTTCTCGATCTTGCTCAGGAACTCGGGCAGCGAGTTCACGGCCGTGTCGACCTCGTAGCGCTTGTTGATGAGCTTTTGCGCGGCGTTGGCGATGGTGTTGACGGCCTGCCCGGCGCGCCCCATGCGGTGGCCGAGCAAGGCCTTGCCCAGCTTGACGCCGGGGATCAGGCCGACCGCGTCGAGCGCGGCGTCACCGTACTGGCCCTTGTACAGGTCATTGGTCACGTCGGTGGCCGAGGTCACGGTGCCGGTGCCGGGCAGCACGTCGAGGAACAGCTTGGTCTTCGGGTTCTCGTTCGACAGCCGGTCGTAGGTGGTCGAGGCCTGGGCGGCCAGGTTGCTCGCCTGCTGGCCGGCATTGCCCAGCACGCTGGCGCCGCTATTCCACATCTGCTGGAGCGGGTTCGGGATGTTGTTCGGGTCGACCAGGCCGCCGTCGGCGAAGTTGGTGGTCGACAGGCCGCGCATCATGCTGTGCGTCAGGCTGGTCTTCTCCAGGTCGTCGGTGGCGAGGTTCTTCATCATGTCGCCGGTCAGGCTGGAGTTGAGCGCGTTCTTGCCCAGCCCGATGTCGTCGAGGTAGCCGGTGTAGTTGGCCAGGTTGTCGGTCTGGCCGGTGGCGGGGTCGATGAAGTGGCCGCCGCGCCGCAGCAGGTTCATCGCTGCGCGCTGCTGGCCGTAGTAGTCGAGACCCTCCGGGATCGCGCCGACCAGACCGCCGTTGGCGTAGGCCGCCTGGCCGATCAGGCCGGGACCGACCGAGTCCGGCCGGGTGGTCTCGATGCCCTGGCGGGCGCCGGTGCCGGCGGTGGGCGGCATCGGCGGCATCGGCTGGCCGGTGGTCGAGGCGTTCTGGCCCGGCACGAAGCCGATCCCGGTGCGGCGGTTTTTCACCGGCTCGATCCCGAGGCCGGCGGCGGGGCCACCGGGCATCGGGAAGTTCGGGTCGACGCCGGATGGCACCGGCGGCCGGTAGCCGGCGGCCTTCATCAGCTCGTCGGCGATCGGGGCCACGTCCGGCACGGCGGCGATGACCTCGGCGGTCTGCATGGCCGAGAACTGCGCCTCGCTGCCCTTCTTGACCGCGTCCGCGGCTGCGACCTTGTCCTTCTGGGCCAGGCTGGCCACTTCGGCGTCGATCTTGCGGATCTGGGCCGCCAGCAGCTGCGGATCGACCTTCTGGGCCAGCTGCTGCTGGAGCTGCTCGATCTGGCTTTGCAGCTGCTTGACCATCGGGTCGGACCCGTCGAGCTTGAAGAAGCGGGCGCCATTCTTGTAGCCGAGCTTGCCGAACAGCTCCTTGATGACCTCTTCGATGTTCAGGCCGAGCTGGATCAGGGCGCCGTTCTCCAGCATGTTGGACAGCGCGTTCATGCCGTCGACGAACTGGCGCACCTGGTCGGCCGGGTTGACCGCGCCCATGCCGACGTTGACGTTGAGCGTCAGCTCCTGCATCAGCATCTCGTCGGTGAACTGGTCGATGCCGAAACGCTCGAACAGCTTGGCGCTCTTGCCGCACAGCGCGAGCACCTTCTCGTCGGTCTCGTAATACTGCTCCAGCAGCACCAGCTGGCGCAGCACCGGCTCGACCCAGGTCTCGCAGAAGGTGCGCAGCTGGTAGCCGGATACCTGGTTGGCGCCGGCGTCCAGCATCTGCATGCCGCCGACGGTCTCGTTGAGCTTGCGGTTCGACTGGACCGACGAGCCACTGAACGTGCCGGCCACGTCGTCGAAGTCGAGGTTCAGGACTTCCTGCTCTTTATAGGACGAGCCAGTCACGTCGTTGAACTCGACGACCTTCACGTCGTCGATGTCCTGCACCAGGGTCACGGAACCGGGCACGTTCCTCGTCACGCTGCGCAGGTCGACCTGTTTGTTGCGGCGGGCAAAATACCGCTTGTTCATGGCCAGCTTGACGTTGTCGATGCGCTGGTTGGCCACTTCGTTGATTTCGGCCTGCACGTCGCGGGTCAGGCGCGGCACCGACGACGGGTACAGCTTGTGGGCTTCCAGCACGGCGCAGCCGATCGCGTACGGGCGGCGGCCGTGGAAGTAGACCTGGTCGAGCGGCACCGGGTCGGACAGCAGGTGCTCGCAGCCGAGGGTGTAGTAGCAGTAGTCGATCCCGTCGACCTCGACGAT